GGCCGGACCACCGGTCTTGGTGTGGTGCGCAAACCTGTAGGAAGTCTTCGTCTCCGGGTCGGCACCCGACTCCACCCACGCGAACATCGAACGCAACTCGGTGACGGTGACCTCGCCGGTGATGGCGGCCACAGCCGCGGCGGCGTCCCAATCCCCGGCGGTGGTGGCGCTGTCGTGGGCCCGGATCGCCGACTTGTAGTCAGCCGTCAGCGACGCCACCACCTCCTGCGGTGTCACCCCGAGCAGCAGCGCCTTCGCCGACAAGGTGCGCACCCCGACACCTGCTCCCTGCAGCACAGGTGAAACCTCATGCGCGGCGAGTTTGACCAGGAACCGGGCTTTGCGCCCCTCCCATTCCCCGACGTGCCACTCGACCGGGTCATATCCGTACGACCACTGGCCGAGCCCCTTTTCGTGGAGCCGCTTCACCGTCAGGAACGTGTCACGTGCCGCCGGAATGTCCATGAAGAAATGGCCGTCGAAGACTGCCTCATAGTCGGTCTGCCGAATCTTGGCGATACCAACGGGTAGCGCACCCTGCCACGAGGCGTGCCCATAGGCGGAGATCGGCACCTCGGCGCCCTCGTCAAACGCGCCCGGCAGGGTCACATCGTTGTCGGAGTCCAAGACATTGAAAGTCGAGAAGACAGCGGACACCTCACCCTTGTCCGCATTCTTGATCTCGATGCGGTCTAGCTGTTTGACCTGCATGTGCGGCTCCGATACCTCCGGACGGCGGGCATGGTCAAGGCCCGCCACAGCTTGTGGCGGGCCTTGAATGTTTTAGGGGTTCTTATGGTGCCGGCGGGTTACGCGCCGGCGTACTCGTCTTCGTCATCAGGCGCTGTGTCGGCGCTGTCGTCCTGTTCGGCCAGCGCCCAATCGGGGAACGGCTGCCCATTCGATTCCCACCGCAGCCCGTGATCGCCCGGCATTTCCTGGCGATGGTCGAAGGTGTTGGTCCACACCGCGTCGGGGATGCCGCCGGGAAAAGCCTCACATGAGGCGGCGGGCAGCCCGGTGACCATCCACGACAGCATCCGGGTGCAGGTGACGCACTGCGACAGCGGGCCGAGCATCACACCGCGCCTGACATGATTTCTTCGGCGGCGGCAGCGAAGTCGTCCTCTTCGGCACCGGATGCGTCCAGGTCATAGCTGTGCAGGTTGTAGTCGCTGCCTTCCGGGCGGCCCTGCGGGTCGAAGGGGACACCGAGGGCGGCCTGCCGGGTCGTCCACGCGCTGTGGAGCTCGTGCAGGGCCAGCATCTGTTCGCTGCGCAGGGCCGGAACGTCTTCGGCGTCGAAGTGCGCCGCCAGGTCGGGCTTGGTCATAGCCTCAACACCGCCTCCCAGTTTGCTCCGAGAAGCGCCCGCTTCCCGATCCACATATCGTCTTTCCCGGCCCCCTCCCAACGACCAAGCTGGGAGATCTCGTACGCTGTCGGGAAATCAGGATCACCTAGCCTGCGTCCACTCATCCGGGCGGCGAGTTCGTTACCCAACCGGATCTGCTCAGCTATATCCGGGGCGCCCCGCAGCCCGAGACTTGCGTAGGCCTGATTGTATTCGAATTCGCTGAGATACCCTTCCAGCCGGTTCTGTACTCCCCGGGCGGTCTGTGAGCTGGCGAAGTCGAAGCCGCTGCGGGCCCAAGTGTTGCCGGTCAGGGTGATATGGCCGTCCAGTTCCATGACCCACGTGCCCAAACCTGTCTGCGGGCACCACGCCGGCGCAGCGCCAAGATCGGTGACCTGCAGCCTTTCGCTTGTCACATGCGGCCTGGAAATCGACAGCCATCCCAAACCCTTAGAGGCCCGCACGCCGACCGCCACCCGATGCCCGGTCATGAAGAAAGCCAAAGCGAACGCGTCCAGCACCGCTCCCGGCTTTTGCCAGAATCTGGCCCGGTTGTGGTCGCCCTCGGCCAGCATCCCCGCCTCACAGAACGCCTGCAGCTGGCCGGTGCCCATCGACAACACGACGACCTCCAGGTGTGGCCGCAGGTCATCACCATATGGCAGGGCCAGCTTGCGATACATGCCGCGCAGCTGCTGCGCGGGAACGTTGCAGCCCCGCGGGGTCATCTGCCAACCCAGCCGCGACCCGAGGTCTTGCAACGCCTGCCGGCCTACGGTTTTCTCCTGCGCAATCGACGCTGTCACCTCAAGGTTGGTGCGGCCCGGGCGCATTCTGCGGTGAACGTGGCCGTCGGTGACAAGCCAGCCCAGTAGGGCCGCCTCATCCGGGGACAGGCCCGACTGGTCGTCGACGCCGGCCGGTGCGGACACGATGATGCGCCGGCCGTGTTTGGCCAGAGCGTCGGCTGTCATGAACTGCGGTGTGAGCCAGGTGGCCTTGCGGTGGGGACTGGCGAATCGTTGCACGACCCAGCGATGGTTGGGGGTGCATTCGGTGGCCCAATTGCGGTGTTGCAAGCGCAGCATCGGAAGGCTTTCGAAGTCGGCCACCGCCAAAATGGGGGTCCATTTCAGGGTTGCGGTGGGGAAGTGGTAGCCCAGCGTCTGGTCGTCGTGACGGATCTGATCGCGTTTGAGCCAGCCCCGCCGGGTCAGGATCCGCGCCCGCATAGGCACACAGTAGCCGCCGACGTCAATGTTCGCGTTGGTGTGCAACTCCTTGACACCTGAGGACTGATACCAGCCCAGCAGATGCCCACCGAACGCCGTCGCGAACCCGGACCCTTGCACCCGGCTATCCAAAGTCATCAACCCGTGATGGGCGACCAGCTTGCCGCGGCGGTCGCGGTAGTAGTCCTGGCTGATGTCCCCGACCTTGCGCCCGGAACTGTCGTAAACAGTGCCCCGCACCTCCAGCCCGTTGGAGCGACCAAACGTCCGGCCCCAATCCTTAACCTTGGTCCGCAGGCCGCCGAATTCGCCTTCGAACACTGCCCGGACTTCCTCATCGCGGATGGACGAAATGTCGTCGAGCATGTCGGCCAGTGACCGCAGCTCAGCCGACGGTGCCTCCCGCCTCTCGCCGACCGTGCGGCGGGTGTGGTCGATCAGGGCGGCCCGAATGTTTTCGACGCTCGCCCCGCGCGGCAGGGCGATGCCGTACTCGCGGGCCACCACCCGCAGCGGCTCACGGTCGAATCCGTTCAACGGCTCGTTGTCGCCGTGGCCGGCCACCCACCTGTTGAGCGCCTCCGCGATACGCAGCCGGGCACTGGCCCGCCGCCGCGGGGCCGCAGGAACGACGGGTCCCGTGGGACGTGAGGGCGTCGGCGTAGCGGCAGGCGGGGTGTTGGCCGGCCTGTCCGCATCGCCGCTGTTCTGCTGTGGCAAATGGTGTATCTCACGGTGTATCGCCAGCGAAAGCGGTGCCGCGTCCAAACCGTTGAGGGCCACGTCCGCGAGCCCTTCAGCGCCCATCTCCGACTGGCTGTGCAAGGTGTGGCTGCCCAGCTGCCCGGCGATGTACGCCGAGCGTTGCCCGGGATCGTTAAAATCCACATCGGGAATGGCCCGCAGCACCGCATAGGCCACCTCGCTGGAGCGCCCGGGGGCTTCGACGTGCTGGGCCTGGACAAGGTGCGCGAACTCGTGCGCGGCAATGTAGGCGGCATTGTCGGCCGTGGGCCGGTTGTCACCCGATTCGATCGTGCGACGCAGCCGGGCAAGGAACCGGGCCCGGTCCGCCAGCTGCCGCTCGTTGAGGCCGATATTGGCTCCGGTCGGCCCGGTCCAATGCGCCGACCAGGCGTCAGGAGCAGCCCCGGGCAGCCGCGGCATGACCGCGATCCGGGCCACCTTCACATCCGGCCACGCCTCCGCCGACCGCAGGAAACCCTCGGCCACCTCGCGCATCGTGGCCACATGCAACCGGGTACCCAGGTCGACGTCTACTTCGCTGCCGGTGACCGCCTGCAGCTGGTCCCGAAGATGCTGTTGCACGGCCGCCTTGGTGCGCAGCCGGGCCAGTTCGGGCCGGATTTCCAACGGCCGGTTGCGTACCGCCCGCCGCGCCGACCCTGCACCTGGTTCCCCGCTTGGCATGTCACCCAAGGCCTGAAGAACACCTGGCACGTCAACGAAACGGCCATCCGGCCCGCGCATGTGCGTCGGGTTCGTGGCGTTCCAGTCGATGTAGCTGTCCTTGATGGCCGTGAACCGCATGTACTCGACGGCCAAGATTTCGTCGCTAGTGGGGGCCATGATCGCCCCACGCGGCTGCCATCAACGCTTTCGCCGCCTCGACACCGTTGGCGGCCGCCCCGTTGCCGTTGCTGGGCGGCTGTTGTCCGGGGGGCTGCAGCTGGACCGACAGTTTGCCGGAGTGCTTGAGCCGGGCCCAATCGCGGTGCCGGATCGCTTCGACGATGGTGGGTGGATCCCATCCGCCGTCGCCCAGGGTGCGCAGCACTGTCGCCTCCTTGCCCATGATTTCGGCCGCATCGGCGGCATCCTCACGCATGAACGGGATGGAGCGGGTGTCCACATCCATGTAGGCGTCAGGATTTGGCAGGTCGAACAGCGTCTCCAATGAGGCTGCTGCCTCACCCCACAGCCATCGCATCGTGCCGTCGACAAAGATGCGGCGTGCCGCGTTGAAGTTGCCCTGATTCAACGAGCTGCCGGACAGACCCTCGGACAGGCCCACCAAGGTTGGGTGCACGCCGGCGGCGGCGGCCATGCGAGTTTCTCCCCCACCTTGGACATTCTTGTAGTCGAGGCGTTGCAGGTCCGTGCCGATGACGGTGACGTCGGCGCCGCCGCCCAAAAACAGTGTCCCGTAGGCGTTTTCGACACCCTCATGCTGGGACCTGAACCGTTCGACGAACGCATCGAACGCATCGACGGGAACGTCTTTGTCCAGGCTGGCAACCGTCTGCAAGGTTGCGCCGCGTTCGAAGAACGCCAGTTTGTGGGCGGTGGCCGCCTTGTCCGAGGCGATTTCACGCAAAACCGGGGTCAGCCACGACATGCCCCGGTATTGGGCGATCGGATCGGGGACGGGCGAGTAGTGGACCACCTCGTGGGGCAGCAACACCACCGGCTTCGCCGAGCGGGGTATCCCGTTGCCTGCCAGCGGGGGTTCGTAAATGTAGGAGATTATCTTGGCGTCCAAGGCGTACGGGTCCCCGGACGGCGAATCGATGATGATCCACACCCAGTCGGGGCGCATACGGACCACCCGGCGGCCAGGCCCGGTCGCTGCGGCACCCCAAACCCCCCGCCCGTCGACGGTCGAGGCATAAAAGTTGCCCGCCAGAGAGGCGTCGACCTCCATCAGGGACAGCAGATTGCCCAAGGTGAGCCTGGGTGCAGGCCGGCGCAGCAGACGCCGCTGGACTGGTGTGGTGAACAGGTCCCCGACGGTGCCGTCGTCTTTTTCTTCCCGCCACCCGAACCGTGCCTGGGCGAAGACGCGCATGCGGGCGATGATGCAGGCGAAAATGATCCCATCGGATTTGTAGGCGGCCTGGACATAGCCTTCGAAGTTGTTCTCGACCCGCTCCCGGCCCGGCGTCGACGCGGCCAGCATAGGCAGCCGCAGCGAATCCAGCGACCAAAACGGAGGCTCCGAGAACGCCTTACCCGAGGCCGGCGCGGACCGGGTGGCGACCGAACGCCCAGCACGATAGACGGCGTCGACCCGGTCGAGCAGGCTGCCGCTCACCCGTCACCGCCGCTAGCGACCGCAGCGCGTGCATCGGCCCAACCCACCGCCACCGCCGACACACACCAGCGGGCCCCGGAACGGCACCAGCGGGCCAACGCCACCAACGCCGGCGGGCTCACCCAACACGCGAACCAGCCGATGGCGAAGAACACCGCCACCACCGTCGTGGCCGCACGCCGCCGGCGGGCCACCACACGCCGGCCCGCATCCAAGGCGTGCCGGTCATTCGCTGCGATCGTTGTCACTGCCACCACCCATCCGAATAACTCGGTTCCCGTCCTGGTCCACGTTGGACTGTTTGCGCCCTGCCCCGCCGCCCTGCGCCACGAACGCCGACACCGGCTGACGCGACACCTGGTGAATCCGGGGTGTCAGCAGCCCACCCACCGCCAGCGACGCCGCCGTCAACACCGGGTTTTGCAGCCATCCGAACCCGCCCGACATCGGCCGCTTCTCCGCCAGCGCCACCGCCGAATCCAACTGCACCTGACCGCGGTGCCGCAACCTGCGCGCCGGGGCATGCGGCCCGGCGACCTCGTCAAAAAACTGCCCGCACCAGGCAGCAACATCGCGCACCTGAGGCCGGTACACCGTCAGCCCCGCATTTGCCGCCGCCTCCGCGACCGCCTGATCGTTGACGACCACCACACAAGGCCTGCTGCCCCGGCCCAAATTGGCCACGATTTCCTGCAGGCGGGGCACCGCCCAACCTGCCCCCGGCAGGTAGTCGGCCACCCCGTCCTTGCCGGTGAGCTCGAGGTGCAGCAACCCGTCCGCGCGGTGGCCGGCAGCGCAGATGGCCGCGGCGGCCCGGTCCGGGAGGACATCACACGCCAACGCCAGTACATTTTTGGGCTCCGACAGCGGATCCCGGCCGTCTTCCCACAGCTGTTCAGAGATGACCAGCCAGCCGTCTTCGTCCTCGAACTGCCAGATGCCCATGCACTCGCGGGCGAACAGCTCGTCGTCGCCGATGGCACGGCGCATGTCCTCGATGCGTTCCCGGGTGATCCGGTGAGGGTAGGCAGGATTTGCCGCCGCGTACGCGGCCAGATCGTCAAGGCTCGTACCGCGGGGGTTCTCCCACCCGTAGTAGATCGTCCGGTCGTCGGTGCGGGCCTTGGCGCGCCGCCGCAGCCTGGCCACATGCGACCCCCGCCTGCGCGGCGGGGTGAAGGTGTAGCACACCTGCGCATCGACCGTGGCCATCATCGTCGGGGCCATCGACGCCATCTCTTCGCCTTCGAGCTCCTGCGCCTCGTCGAGGAAAATCCGGTTCCCGGTGAAACCCTTACCCGAGCCGTCCGAGCGGCTGAAAAACATCAGCCGCCGGCCGTCCATCAACTCGAATCCCTCTTCACCCTTGCTACGCATGACCCGGCGCACATGCTTGGACAGCTCATCATTCGCGTCGACGATCTTCGCCACGCGGACGAACGCCTCCCGTGACGTCTTCATCTGATGCGCCGAATGAACAATCAGGGTTTCGCCCAGCAGAAAAAGGCCACCCAACTCGATCGCATCCGCCGGTGAACCCTTACCGTTCTGGCGCTGCACATTCAGTGCAGATTCGAACGCCGCCCAGCTGCCGTCGTCGCGGACCCCAAGGGTGTCGACCGTCCACTCCCGCTGCCACCAGTCCATAGCCACCGACTCGTGCAGCGACTCGTAATGCTCGATGACCTCTTCGCCCACCGACGACACGTAAGGCGGCGCCACCCTAATCTGAGGATCGGCCCCGCTTCCGGGCGGCCTTGTCTGCAAGCTTCTGCTGAGGCGTGGGTTCAGGCTCAGGCTCGGGCTTGTCGTCAACAGCACCCGCCTCCAGCCTTTCCAACTTTTCCAGGATGTCCATCAGCCGACCCGACAACGGGGCGAGCTCGCGGGGGCCGGCCGTCTCCAGCTCGGCCGCCAACTTCGC